GACCAGTGAGGTCACGATTTTCGGGATTGCGGTCACGACGGTAGAAATAATCTGTGGGAGCGCCTGAATCAATGCCACCAGCAGTTTTACGCCGGACTCAATAATCAGCGGAATCGCCCCGATGACGGCGCTGATAATGTTGTCAATGATTTTCGGAATCGCCTTGACCACGGTTTCGATTATGGTAGGCAGAGCAGTGATTAGCGAAGTCAGAAGCCGGATACCCGCCTCGATAATTTGAGGAATTGAACCGATGAGGAAATTGACCAGTGCGGCAATGACTTCCGGCAGAGCCTCAATCAAAACAGGAATAGCGTTCAATATGCCGTCCGCCAGCCCCACGACCAGTTGAAGTGCTGCGTCCAGTATGAGGGGCAGATTTTCCAGCAAGCCCTGCACAATTTGCATGACCGCCGACACCGCCGCTGGAATCAGCTGGGGCAATCCCGATCCGATGCCATTTACGAGTGCTGTCACCAGTTGTACCGCCGCATTGATTAACAGCGGGAGATTGTCGATCAGCGCCCCGACGATTGTCATAACCGCATCCACGGCGGCGGGGATGAGTTTCGGCAGGAGGTTCAGGATGGTCTGCAATACCTGTGTAAAAAGTTGCGTTACGACTTCGAGGAGCATGGGCAAAAGGTCGCCCACCGCTTGCAGAATCGCGCCTGTGGCTGTCGGTAGTGCCGCGACAATATTTTCAAGCACCGGCACGATGTTTTTAACCACCGACTGAAAAGCGTCCACAAGGTTCTGCGTCAGGTTGGTCATATCCGCGTTGGCATTGCCGAGTCCAGCCGTGAATGAACCGAGGGCTGCTTTTAACAAACCCAATGAACCTGTGATGGTTTCGGTGGATTCCCGCGCGAAGTTGCCCGCATATTGTTGCGTGTTCTCGAAAAACATCTGCATGGCGACTTCGGCTTTTTCGGCGTTGGAAGCTGATGCCCAAGTGAAATCCAGTCCTTTGGAAAGGGCATAGGCTTCCACAGTTGTGGCGTTCATGGCAACCCCAAGGTTATCCATCATCGTAAAGTTGCCTTTCGCCGCGCCCGACACCGAATCCAGCGCCATCTGCATATCTATGCCCATGACGGAAGCCATATCCGCCGCCCGCTGCATCGCTTTTTCTGTCAGTTCCAGCGATTTTTGCTGTTGGATACCCGAACCCTGAAACAAAGCACCCATTTTGTTTGCGGTGGTAAGATATTGGCTCTGTGACACGCCAAGATTTTTATACGCTTCTTCGCCGGTTTTCTGGATGGAGGCGGCATAATTGCCGAACACAGCTTCCGAACCGCCTAAATTCTGCTCTAACTCACCGAATTGCTGAACGACTTCCTTGCCCAGCTTGATAGCAGCTGCGCCTGCCGCGACAGCAACCGCGCCCATCGCCGCGCCGATTCCTTTCAAAACGCCGCCCAGCTTTTCAAATTTTGAGCCGGATTTTTCGGCTTCGTCACCCGTTTCCGTGAGTTGATCACCGAGATCATCCGCACCGTCCGTAGATTCCGCAAGTTCACGTTCCATGCCGTTCAGTTCCGCTTGCGCCTTGTTCAGCTGGATTTGCCAGTTTTGTGTGCGGCGATCATTTTCTCCGAAACTCTCGGAGGCATTTTTAAGAGCGGCTTCCAGAGCGTTGATTTTCTCTTTTTGTGCATCAATTTCTTTATTAAGCACAGCGTTGCGGGAAGTAAGGGCGCTGGCGCTTTTGTCATTTTTGTCAAACTGGCTGGTGACCAGCGCCATTTCAGAGCCGAGGACTTTGAAAGACTGATTGATGTCGGCAAGAGCTTTTTTGAAATCACGTTCGCCTTCAATTCCGATGCGTAAACCAAAATCATCTGCCATGTGCGGTCACCTCCTTCGGCAGTGGTTGAAATTTTCACAATTTTATGGTATCATAAAATATAATTTAATAACGGCAAAGATGAAAACACAGTCCCGGCTGGTAGTCCGGGCACAGAATTTTCTGTCAGTAACCTTCCTCCTCGGATGTCCATTCTTTGTCAGCTATCGAGGAGGTTTTGTTATGTCTGAAAATAAAAGCAACCTGACTGTATTCTTTGAATCGCCGTTTTGGGTTGGTGTCTACGAACGCATACAGGATGGAAATTTGGAAGTATGTAAAATTACGTTTGGTTCCGAACCAAAGGACTATCAGGTTTATGAATTTCTATTAAAAAACTGGAATAGCTTGCGGTTTAGTACTGCTGTCAAAGTTGATTCCGCATCTTACACAAAAATGAATCCTAAACGAATGCAACGGGCAATCAACGAACAACTGAAATCGCATGGAGTGGGTACTAAATCTCAAGAGGCATTTAAACTTCAACATGAAGAAGGTAAAGCTCTCAGAAAAAAAGCAAGCCGAGAGCGGAAAGAGAACGAATCCAAGCGACAATTTGAGTTGTGACAACAAAAGCGAAAAGATAAGCACAAGGGTAAATAATATTGATTCATTGCGCTTATCAAGGAATTACATCATCAATTGTCTGCTCTCTATACGGTTTCTCCATCCCCAGAAATTGTTTGTGACAAGCCCATAAGTCCATAAATAAACCAAACGGCATCGTCCAGAATTCATCGGCAGAGAGCCGCATCTGCACAGTGCCGTAGTAGTACAGGCGCGTGAAGACCTCGGCGGTGGTCACGCGCCCGACTGGTTTTTTGAGGGTTCATCTTCCGCACTCACTACGTTCCGTGCCGTCCCTTTGAACATGGCTTCGGTGATGGCATTTTTGTAGGATGCCAATTCCAGCGGAGAGGTCAGCAGTTCCACTTCCTCCTCGGTGAGCAGTTCTTTCGGCGCGTCCTTATGCTTGAGGTTGTAAATCAGGATGGACTGATTTGCCATAAGCGTAAGAAGCCAGACGATTTCGTCCAGTGCCATTTCAAAATTCTCAGCCTTCATCAGCCGTTCACCGAGGTTTTCCAGCCCGCCGTAGCGGCTGGCGATGGCTTTGGTCGCTTTGGTGGTGAGGATCAGTTCATACTGCTCACCGCCGATGTTGATAAATGCGCTGCGTTCGTTTTCCATAATCAACCCTCCTCCGGCGGTTCAGGCGGTGTGGTTCCCCATACCGGCTCATATACTTCGCTGTACCAGCTTGAAATGATTTCAGCAGACACCCCGGCATCGCCTTCTGTTACTTCCGCTTTCCACGGATGCTTTCCTGTACCGTCCGGCTTGTTGCGGCGCATCACCGTTCCCTCAATGGTCGGGGTCTGGAAGGTGATGGAGTCGCCTTTGGTCTGTAGATTGGTCGCCGGGATGCCGAATTTTATCCGATACAGCCCAAAATAGCGGTATCTGTTGTCCGGCTTGAGAGCGCGGAAGCCCACGGCAACAATAGCGCCGTCGTTTTCGCTTGCTGAAACCAGAACACCGTTGTCGTCGACAATCGCCCCGGTCAAGTCCTGCGCGGCGGCAGTGCCGATATCATCAATCCCCAGCGAGAGTGTGCCGGATTTGAAATCTTTAATCACATATGCGGTCGCATCATCCGCATACAGCGTCGCCTCGGCAAGTTCAATGGACAAATCCGCTTTAATAGCTTTTGCCAGTGAAATCGGAACACCGTAGGTTTCCTCGCCGTTAGCATCCTCGGTGATTTTTGCATAGTAAAGTTTATCCATGCCAATGGTCGCCATTTTCAATCCTCCAATCGATATAATTTTGCCGTGTCCACGGCGTAATGGTGATAGCCAGTATCGTCCTCATGGGCGATGTATTGCCGCCCCGTAATGGTAAAGCCTTTGTTCAACAGGGCGTTCACCACTTTATTTTTAATACTGAGATAATTGCCCTTCGAATAAAGGGACAGCCGTACCTCCTGCGTTTCATATTCCGGCTGGTTGTCGCCGAACAACGGAAAGTCATCCATCAGCGGCGTACTGACCGCATATTCATCCGGCGCTGTATCTGAAAACACCCCGGTCTCCACGCGAATCGGAATAGCGTCCAGCAGAGTGTTCAGTTCCTGCAAAATATTCATAGATTTTCGATTTCCTCCTCCAGCTTTGCCTTCATCGCCTCAATTGCAGGCTTGCGACTTGCGGTTTTGGCGGGCTTCAGAAAAGGCTTCGGCGGCTGACCGTGTTTGCCGTATTCCAGAATATTGGCGATTTTGGCGTTGGAATCTCCGTTGGAACGCGGCTCTGAAAAGCCGACTTTAACATTGAAATTACCGTTCTTATCCATTTTTGCGGGAGAAAGTCCGAGGGACTGCTCCAGTTCACCGGTGGAACGGGAGGGATACTGCGTATTCCTGCCGACCACGGCGCTGAGATTATCGCGCACCGCGTCAAGAGCCACCTCGCCGCCCGCCTCCAGTACACGGGGCAGGATTTCATCCGTTTTGTCAGCCAGCCGGGAAACTTTTGACAGAAAGTCCTCTGGCATCTTAAATTCCGCTTTAGCCATATCATTCACCTCCCGGACGGTTCCAGCTTTTCAGCCAAAACTTCAATATACATATTTCTGCCGCGCACATTTTCCACGCTGGTAATCCGAAAGCGCTCCTCACCGCACCCGATCCGCAAAGCGGCGGTGACATCGACACCGGGAATCACCCGGAAGCGGAAGAGGCTGGTTGCCGCAGACCACACGGCGCGGTTTGCCCAGCGTTCGTTGCCGTGGCGCTCCTCCCGGTAGGCGCGGATATTTGCCAGCACGGTTTCGGTGGAAACAGCAAACCCCTCCGCATCTTTGCCCTGCGTAATCTGAATGATTTGGATGGGTGTATTCATTTTTCCGAATGACATACGCTACACCTTCCAGTCCCGGTCAAGCCGCAAGAGCATATTCACCGTGTTCCATACTTGCTGCCCTGCCTGAACGCTGTCGGCAAAAAAGCCGCCGGTCGAACCGTCGCGGGATTCGTAAAAGTGGGAAGCCAGCATGATAACCGCCTGTTCCGTGGTGGGCGGGAAGCGTGACGCTTCACCCGATTCACCTTCGGCGTTACTTTCAGAGTAATACCCAGCGGGCAGATGCTGGAAGCTCTCGGCATAGGCGGTAGCTGCCGCCAGAAAGCGTTCCAGCAGCGCGTCATCCTCATTATGGGTGAGAATCAAGTTCTCTTTGACTTTTTCAAGCAGACTCATACCACCGCCATCCTTCCGTTAATCTTCCGGCTCAGCCGCCATCAGTCCCGCCACGCGGAGTTTGGCAAGCAGTGCGTTGAAATCGGCAATCAGCGTGGGTAAATCCTCGGCGGTGCTGTCCGCCATATATTCCGCGACAGGAATTTCCGGTACGGTGGGATATGTCGGCACATAAAGATTGCCGTCTGCACCGATTTTAGCAGGAACAGTGTCTGTTTCTTCCTTTGTCGCGGCTTTTATACCGCCAAAATTGATTTCAGTGGCTGCAAGTAATGGGTTAGCGGCAAGACCTGTCACATTCGCACCCGCCTTGATTTCCAAAGTGCCGCCAATGACGGTTTTTTCGCCGCCCTGTTCGGTGTAATTTTTGGTGTTGTAACTCATACCGCACCTCCTATGCCTTCTGCTGAAGCACCTTGACGGCTTCCGGCAGAATCAGTTTTCCATCCACGCGCTGGGTAGCGATAAAGCCGATCTGCCCGGTAGTGGCAAACAGCTCATTCAGGCGCTTGAAAATCCGTCCCTGACGGTCGGCAATCCAGTAGTAGGAGAAATCGCCGAACGCGACGGTTTTGGCGCTTGCCGCAATAGTCGGCATGAATGCGGAGGTATACAGCGGTTTGCCGAGCAGGGTATCCGGCGCTCCTTCCCGAACGGAGGGCTGCCAGAGATATTGCCCCTGTCCGTCTTTCAGCTTGCGGAGCGTTTTAACCGTGGTATCGCCTGTGATAAACACCGCTTTGTTGCGGTAGGGGGATTTCAGACTGTGATACAAATCGATCATTTCGTCCATCGTGATGGCGGTATCAGATGCCGCTGTCACGCCTACCTGTGCGCCGCCTGTCGCCTTTAAAATGCCTGTGGGCTTGCCGGAGCCGTCGCCGGTCAGGAAGGCTTCTTCTTCCTTCACACCGATACGGCGGGCAAATTCACGGGCGATGTAGCTTTCAAGATCAAATGCGGAATCGTTCATCAGTTCGTCGCTGACCTTCATCATAGTGGCAAGTTTGAACGCGCCCAAGGTCACCTGTGTGAAGCTGTCGTCGCTGTCGGTAATTTCACCGCCCTCGTCCACCCAGTTGGCAGTGCCTTTGGTAGCTACCACAGGGATTTTGCGTTCGCCGCTGCTCGTCTGAATGATGCGGGCGATCTGACGGAAAATGTTTTGTTCTTCCAGCGCTTCGATGAGGGTACGCTCAAATTCGTCCGGGACGAGATATCCGCCCTCGGAATCCTCGCCTATCTGAAGGGCATTTGAAATTTTTCGACCGCGCATGGCGTTCCAGAACGCGGTTTTGTACTCATCCGAGGCTTTGCCGGATTTTCCGGGGCTATTTGTCAGTGGCTGTGATGTGGGTGTAGTAAGCTCCCGGTCAATCGCTTGCCCACGCTCCAACCGTTCGATCTCCTTGCCTAAATCCACAACCTCTGCTTCCATTTTGTCATAGACCGCGGCGTCCTCGGCGGTCAGCATATCGTTTGTGCCACGCTTGTTGTCTAAAAATGCTTTT